CAGAGAATGAATACTATGACGAGCAGAGCGGAGAATTTGTCCGCGTAAAAGAGTGGACATTAGAGCTTGAGCATTCTCTTCGATCTCTGGCCAAATGGGAATCAAAATGGCATAAACCGTTTCTAAGCAAAGACGAAAAAACTGAAGAAGAGACTTTGGACTATATCCGATGCATGACGATTCGAGGAGACGTTCCGGATTGGGTATACAATTTCCTGTCCAGAGAGAATCTTCAGGCGATCAATAATTATATTAACGACCCAATGACTGCAACTTGGTTTTCCAAGCAGAGCAACAAACAATTTAATCGAGAGGTTATCACTGCTGAGATCATCTACTATTGGATGGTCAGTCTTCAAATCCCTTTTAACTGCGAAAACTGGCATCTGTCACGGCTTATCACGCTGATTCGGGTGTGCAACGAAAAGAACGCAGAAAAAGAAGGGAGTAACAAAAAGATGAGCAAGCGCGCGCTGATGTCCAGAAACGCATCACTGAACGCGGCTCGTCGTCAGAAAATGAAGTCCAGCGGATGATTCGATGGAAAGGGGCCCTTATGACCATTTTCAAGCATCGAGGAAGTTTCAGCAAAACTGAGAAATTTCTGAATGCGATTTCGGGGGCGAGGTATCTGAACGCGCTAGACCGATACGGTCAGGAGGGCGTTCGCGCTCTTTCTGCGGCAACTCCTGTGAACACCGGAAAGACCGCCTCCAGCTGGACGTATGAAATCGAAAGAAACTCGGAGACCACAACTATTTCTTGGCTGAACACCAACACAAATCAGGGTGTGAACATTGCCATTATCCTTCAGTACGGCCATGGCACCGGAACTGGAGGATTTGTTGCGGGTCAGGATTACATAAACCCTGCCATGAAACCCATATTTGACAATATTGCGAAATCTGTTTGGAGGGAGGTGACGACCGCATGAGCAGCATCGACGAGAGAATTGTTCAAATGCAATTTAACAATTCGCAGTTTGAAAAGGGGATTAAAGAAAGTCTGAAAAGCTTGGACGCTCTTAAGGAAGGACTTGATCTCGAAGGTTCGGCTAAGCAGCTGAAAGCACTGCAAAAGGCGGGCGACAGCTTCTCCCTTGCCAAGATGGCCGAGGGTATTGAAAGCGTTAGTAAAAGGTTTTCTACCCTCGGAATCGTCGGGATGCGAGTCATCGACAATCTCGCAAACAGCGCTTACTATAATGGGAAGCGATTGATATCCTCGCTGTCCATCGATCAGGTTACTGCTGGATGGACAAAATATGGTCAGAAAACAGCATCTGTTCAGACAATCATGAACGCCACCGGCAAGTCCATTGACGAAGTGAATGGATATTTGGACAAGCTGATGTGGTTCTCTGATGAAACCAGTTACGGCTTTACGGACATGACTCAGGCACTTGGCCAGCTTACATCAGCTGGTGGCGACATTGAAAGACTGATTCCGATGATCGAGGGTATCGCCAATGCCACGGCATTCGCTGGTAAGGGCACAGGTGAATTCAGTCGAGCAATGTACAATTTGAACCAGTCCTATTCCGCAGGATATTTGCAGTATATGGACTGGAAGAGCTTGGAGCTTGCAGGTATCGCTTCGAAGCAGCTGAAAGAGCAGCTCATTGAAGCTGGCAAAGCGACTGGTAAACTGAATAAGGATGGAAAGACTGCAAAGGGCACTCTGGTCACAGTTTCAAATCTCGGCCAGACTCTAAATGAGAAATGGGCGAATACCGAAGTCATGGAGAAGGCTTTCGGCAAATTCGCCGAGATGACCGAGAAGGCCTACGAGCTGGTGCAGGAGGGAAAGTTCGATACCGCGAGCGACGCTTATGCGTATCTGGCTACGCAGTATGATGATATTTCCATTACGGCAGCCAAGGCGGCTCAGGAAGCTAAGACTTTTACAGAAGCTCTGGATGCAACCAAGGATGCCGTCAGCTCCAGTTGGATGAAGACCTTTGAACTGATATTTGGCAACTATGATCAGGCCAAGGTCATGTGGACGGATCTTGCCAACTATCTGTGGGATATTTTCGCTTCCGGCGGTGAAGCTAGAAACGAAATGCTTAAGGAGTGGCAGGAACTTGGCGGAAGAGACAGTTTGCTCGCTGGTGTTTATGACATGTTTGAAGCACTCAAGAATGTCATCGACGCTGTAAAGGCGGCTATTGCTCAGGTCATTCCTCCGATGACGGCTGAAAAACTGGTCGAGATTTCGAATGCAGTCAAGGACTTTGGGGCTTCGCTTAAAACGCTTACTGAAATTCGAACAGAGATCATCAAGAAGCCCAGTGAAACGGACGATGAGATCGATATTCTCGGCGGATTCATCCCGAGGCAGACCAAGAAGGTAAAGGCCGATCTTGAAGAGTTGGAGCGGACGATCAATCGCGGCATGCGCGGTGATGACGTGAAAAAACTTCAGGAGCGGCTTAAGCAGCTCGGTTATGATATTGGCGAAACCGGCGTTGATGGAATTTATGGGCCGAAAACGCAGGCCGCATTGAAGAAATTCCAAGAGGACTATGGACTAGCCATCGATGGCATTTATGGAAAGCTCTCCCATGCAAAGATGAGCGAGGCTCTTGGAATCGGCGATGAGACGGAATCTAAGAAAATTCGAGTAGCTGGAAAAGAGATTACGATTTACAGCGATACTTTGCAGACTCTTCAGAAGATTGTGAAGGGAGCTGCTGCTGTTGTGAGCATCTTTGGAAAGGCGCTTGGATTTGTCTTTAATGTTGGAAAATCCGTTCTCGGCGTTTTTTCTCCAGCTATTAAGGGGTTATTTCAGATTGCAGGTGCGATCGGAGATTGCTTTGTAAATCTGAACAAATTCATCGATAAAAGTGGAATCTTTGACAAGTGGCTTGCCGGAATTCAGAAGATTCTTCAACCCGTTCGAAGAGCCGTTGAAGGAATCACGAAATCCGTTCTCGGTTTCTTCGGAATTGGGGAAGCCGCCGAGAAGTCTGGCGCAAGCATTTCTACTTTCGGACAGCTCTGGGAGAAGATCAAAACATCCATTCAAAATAGCAGAGCAATTGAGAAATTCAGAGAGACTTTTGAAAAGCTCAAGGCATCTTTCAAGACGCTAATTTCTCCGATGAAGAATTTCTACCAGAAGATAAAGGTCTATCTTGGCGATAAATTCTCCGGTATTATAGAATGGATAACAGATAAGATTCCTGTAGCGATTTCTGCTATTTCAGATTTTTTTGGGATGATTGCGGATTTTGTTTCTCCGGTCATCGAAAAGATCCCCGAATATGGAAAGAAAATTGGAAAGTTTTTCACTGATATTTTCGATAAGATCAAGTCTTCGGAAAAGATTCAGAAGATTGGAAAAGGAATTACGGATTTCTTCTCCGGATTCTGGAAGTCGGTCAAAGGTTTTGTGACTGGCGGACAAATTTCTGGTTTCATCTCGAAGATCGGTGATTTCTTTACCGGAATCTATCAACAGTTGTCTCAGAACAAGAAGCTCCAAACCGCTTTCGAGAAAGTGAAGGCAGTCGTATCCTCCATTACCGCTTGGGTCTCCGAAACTTGGGGCAAGCTCAAAGAGGCAGTCGGCGGGTTTTTCGACAAGGATGTTGATTCGACTGAGCCTGTTACCGATCAGATCAAAGAGCGGTTTACTGCTTTTGAGGATCTTTGTAACTGGATGTCCTCGACTTGGGAAAAGATCAAGGATAAGATTCAGCCCATGTTTGAGAACATGAAGGTGAACTTCGAGAAGTTTAAGAATCTTAACTGGGGGCTGATTGCAGTTCTAGGCGGCGTGGTCGTTGTGATTGCTTTGGCCGTCAAGTTGATCTCTTGGGTTCGAGGATTTGTTGGTGATCTGGCCGTTTTGAAGGGCGGAAAGGAAGCTGCCAACAAGTCGGTCTCTCTGGCTGACAATTTTAAGAAGATTGCTCTATCTATCGGGATTATTGCCGTGGCAATTATTGCGATGGGCTCCATGGATCCGAACAAACTTGATCAGGGGCTGAAATGCATTGCAATAATTATGGGTAGTATGACTGCAATTCTCGCATTGTCAGCGATTTTCCTGAAGGGGGAGGCCGGTAATGGTGTCGAGAATGCGGGAAAAGCCTTCCAAAGATTGGGCATCGCGATTGGCATTATTGCGGCTTCGGTCGTTGGACTCGGTATTTTCTACAGCACAAACAAGTCCGGTTTTGTGGCCGGTTTGCTGGCTGTAGGAGGAATCATGGCTGCGATGGCTATCATGATGGTTGCCGTTACTCGGTTTGGAGGAAGCGGAAAAACTCTCAAGATGGAGATCGCGATTTCCGGTATGATTAAGCTCGCAATCGCCATTGGCATTCTTGCCCATGTGGTTCGAAAGATTGGCAGTATGTCTATCTTCGAACTTGCACAGGGCCTTGCCGGTCTGCTTGGAATTTGTGTGATCCTTAAGCTGATTATGAAAGAAGTTGGTAAGACAGGTTCAATCAAAATAGCAGGCATGATCGGTCTGGCGACGGCCATTGCCATTCTGGCCTACGTAGCTCAGAGCCTCGGAAAGATGCCTCTGGATCAGCTGGCAAAGGGAGTTGGATCACTGGTGACGATCATGATTGCGCTGTCCGTGTTCATGAAAACGATCAACCAGTTCTCTGGTAATCCGGCGAGTATTGCCGGAGCCGTAGTCACTTTGACTGCACTTGGTCTGTTCATGTATGCGTTCGCAGAAGTGGTCAATAAGATTAAGGGAGCGGATGCGAATCTCGTAATTGCCTTTGCTGGTGGAATTGCATCTATGCTGGTCGCAATTGCACTGGCGCTCAGACTGATCGATGGGATCGGCAGTATCAGGGACGTTGCTTCGAATGCTCTGAAGCTCGGAATCGCTACCGGAATTCTAACTGTGGTAATTGGCGGTGTGCTTGCCCTCGTTGGAGAGCTCGACCGACTGACTGGTGGATGGATTTCGGATCGAATCGAGAGAGGCGCAAAGGTTCTTGAAGCTATTGGTAATGCCATCAGCAGCATGGGAACTTCTTTTCAGGTTCTATCCGGCGGTGTTGTCGGTCTTGGAACCGGCGTTGCCATCTACGAGAAAGCGACCGGTCAGAGCGGAATTGCAAAACAGGGCTTCTTTAATTCACTGTGGATTCAGGGCGCATTCTGGTCGGTTTCTCTGATTGCTGGAGGAATCACAACCGGCCTTGGATACCTCGACAAGTATTCCGATGGTGCGCTCATTTCCGACATCAAGAACGGTGCTAAAGTTCTTGAAGCAATTTCTGATGCGCTTGAGGCTTTCGACGGGCCTCTTGGCATTGCAGCATTGGCTATTGTCGGGATTAGTGAGGCATTGTCCTTTGTCAAAGGGGTCGCTGGAACGAAGGTTCTGCTCACAGGCTGGCTGGATTCTCTGATTATTCAGGGAACGTTCTGGACGATTGCTGGAATTGCCGGAGCCATCACAAGCGGTCTCGGTGCATGGGATCGCAATCAAAATGGCAAGCTTTCCGGCGATATTAAACGCGGCGGAGAGGTTTTAGCTACGGTCGGTAACGCTCTGAAGGGCTTTGACGGGCCTCTTGGAGTTGCGGCCTTGGCCATCGCTGCAATTAGTGACGCACTCGGAATGCTCGGGTTGAAGGGCACAATCGCTGTAGGGCTTGGGTTCGTTAATGCAAGCATCATCACCGCAACTTTCGGAGCGATTGCTGATATTGCCGCTGCATGCACCGCTGGGCTTGGCGTATGGGATCGCAAGAACGACGGTCAGCTCATTGCGGATATTGAGAGAGGCGGAGAGGTACTTAACTCTGTCGGCGGAGCACTGGCGAATCTCGCATCCGGATTTAAGGAAGAAGGTACGAGAAGTATCGCCGAGAGTCTTGGAATTCTGGCTGATGCAGATGTGGATCAGGAAAAGGTTGATGCTGCCATTCAGTCGGCTCAGTCCTTGAACAGCGTCATCGAAGCTTGGACATCCAGTACTCCGATGGGGTTCCTGTCTACCATTACAGGCGGCCTATTCCGCAAGAAAGACCGATTCTCCTATCTCACGACAACCATTGACGATTTCGCATCGACCATGCAGTCCGTAAATACTTCTCTGGCTACGATTACCGACCAGACAGTATTGAATGCTCAGACCGCCATCGATGCCGCCACAAAGGTCGCTGAATTCTTCGATCTCATCGCGAGCGACAGGTTTAACCTTGAAGCTAACGGCGGCGCTTGGTCAAAATTCTGGTTTGGCGACAACAAGACCGAGAGCTTCATTGAGAATCTCGGCGGTTTCGGCGACAATCTGAACACTTTCGCTTCGAAAGTCAACTCTTTCTCTCAGGGAACGACTAAGGACGATCTGGATGTGGCGATTGATGCGCTCAAGAAGATCGCCGAAGTTGGCATGGTCACCGCGGATATGAGGTTTGATGCGGGAGTGTTGGATACTGTCACCAGTTCCATCAGTACGTTCAGCATGGGTTTCGATGATCTTACCGAATCGTTCAGCGATGGAGAGTTCGATATGAGTTTCATAAAGGACTTTTCCGATGCAGTAAGCAAACTCGGTAATGGGGCCAAACAGCTGTCTGGTATTGACACAGATTCTCTTGGAGAAAAAGTTGGAGGAATCAAATCCGCGCTTTCGAGTGGTGGTAATGGAGATCAAGTGGATTTGTTCTCGAATGTGAAACTAGATGCAAAGCCGATAACGGAAGCACTTGACAAAGCGGCAACTGCTATACGCGCTTACCGTTCAAAGTTTGTCACTGCTGGTCAGTACGTGGCGAGTGGTCTTGCTCAAGGAATTAAAATTTCCGCAGCGAGCGCACGAATTGCAGCCGAGAACATGGCTCGAAGCGCCCTTTCCGGAGCACAGAGTATTCTTCAGATCGCTTCACCTTCGAAGAAAACTGAAGAATTTGGTATGTACTTCAGCCAAGGAATGGCTAAAGGAATTACGGCTTATTCTTCCGCTGTGACAAGTGCAAGTTCTGATGTGAGCCAGCAAGCGCTTAATTCGGTTCGAGCATCTATTTCCAGCATGAGTGGTCTTCTTGATGAGAATGTTTCTTCCGATCCTGTTATTCGTCCAATCGTTGATTTAACGAATGTTGGCGAAGGCGCTAGAGCTATTCGGAGTATGCTTTCTGGAGGATCGACAATTTCTGTGGGTTCGAATGTGGATAGCGCAAGAGCCGCTTCGGCAAGTATCTCTAGAGCTAACATGAATCAAAATGGCAGCTCTAGTGGTAATATTGACAATTCTAGTGTCAGTAGCAATGCTGTAAATTTGAGCGGCAACAACTTTTACATTCGTTCTGAGCAGGATATTCGATCTCTGGCTTCTGAAATTGCTTCTCTTAGCTATCAGCAAAAGAGAGGACTCGGTAGTCATGCTTGACATCAAATTGTTGAAGTGCTAAAATCTAGTTAGCCTAGATTATTGGAGGGGTAATAATGAAGAAGGTAATTGCACTGGCGATCGCATTAGTGCTTCTTGGCTCAATCGCCATGGCCGAAGTATTTGATGTCTCTTCTATGGGGGATGAAGAACTTGAAGAGTTGCAGTTTGTGTTATCACAAGAAGTGGTGAATCGAGGGATAGAAAAAACTGCTATACTCAAGCAAGGAACATATGTAGGAGGAAAGGACATCCCTGTAGGTCAATATTATCTTGACTCTGATGATGAAAGCGCTCATGGTCTGATAGTATTGGAGCCTGCGGGGTATGAAGTTGGTTCATTTGACTATAAACTGTATGATGCGGCAAAAGGAAAGAACCATGATTCCTACTACATCTCCCTCGACGAAGGCGACATTCTCACCATCCCCTACCAATTCAAACTCACCATCACGACAGGCATCAAGTTCGAATAACAACCACCCAACAGAGGCGGCTCTCAGCACAGAGGGCTGCCTCTTTTTTAGTTCTCAAACCTCGTTTCAGGGACTCGAAATTCCTGAATCGAGTTTTGGGAATTTTCTGTGTCTTCAAAAATGGAAAAAAGCCGGGCGAGTTTACTCCTCGATCCCGACTTTTTTGGCTATTTGCTTTTTAATTTCGATTTCGAGTTTCATGCCGATGCTGACTTTCTTGATAACGAAGGAAATCGCACCAGACAAACCGCCATTTTTCCATTGAAAAGACGCAGAATTTCTCGGGGTAATTTGTTCCATGGTCTTCGCCTCCTTTTGTACAGATGAGCCACTTCAGACTCGATCAAGAAGGGCACGGAACAATTACCTCAATCCCTTGGCAAAGACCGAAGGAGGAATGACAATGAATCTTTGTACTGCATTGAAGAGAGCGAGCAAGAAAGGCGTTGGTGTTTATCAGCCAAATGCACCTTATGGCAGAGAGCTTGCCTTTTTTCCGAATGGGAAAGTAAACACCATTTTGGGTGTAGATCTCGACCGGAAAATTCAGATGGGCAAAAGTTGGAATCCGACTTTAACCGATTTCATTTCCGAAGATTGGGAACTAACTGAAGTAACTCTAGAAGAAATTTCCAAATGGCCTTCAGGGCTCTACTAAAACGGTTCTCCATGAATGCGATTGCTTTGTCCGTCAGGTAAATGCCATTCACACCGTCATCATACTTTCGAAGAAATAGAAAACCGGCTTTTTCCAATCTCAGGCAGGAGCGTTCGATGCTTTTCCAAGAATCCGGAGTGCCAAGATAAGCGGCGAGTTCTTTTGCACTGCCGAATTTCTTGGCCATTTCTTCGGTTCTGGTTTTCTTTCGAGTCTTGTACTCTTTGCAGAGTCGTTTCAAGAGTTTCTTAGAATCTTTGGTAAGGCAATCCATAAAAATCATCTCCTAAATAATCAAAATGGAAATTTTCAAAAGCCCGGAGGGTCGAAGTGAAAACATAAGTGGCCGAGCTTTTACAGGACGAGCTCGTCGAGGAAATCAGCGGTGTGGCCGAGCCATTTTTCGGTTGCGCGGATATTGGCAACGTTACTTTTCAGCCAGATAAGCAATTTGATCAGCTTTCGCATTTGTACTTCACCTCCATTTGTGAGTCTTCCGGGCTTCTGAAAATTTCCGTTATAACATTATAACGGCGAATAATGCTTTTTCGTAATCATTTCTGAAAATTTAACAAAGAGGTGCATCCCATGGAACTAAAAGACTGGTTTATTTGGAATGGCACGAAGTGCACCGATTACGGGATGCACGTACTGTCTCAGCCATCCATTATCTCTCCGAAGGAGCGAGTCTCTTACGAAACGATTCCCGGAAAGAGCGGATCAATTACACTGCTCGAGGGGGACGGCATTTATGACGACATTAATCTATCCGCAGGCTGCGTAATCGACGATCCGTATATGTTGGAGAACGGAGAAAGCGTCAGTCGAATTGCCAAGATCTGCGGATGGCTCAAGGGCGGAGGAACGGTGAAGTTTGCAAGCCGACCCGAAGGATATTATCGGGCAAGGGTGGCCAACCAGATCTCGTTTGACAAAATTGTGCGAGGGAATCCGCACCGATCATTCTCCGTGGAATTTCAAGCCAAGCCTTTTTTATATTTGGACAGCGGCGATGCAGTCAAGACCTTTACCGCAGCGGGCACAATTAAGAACGAAGGCAACATCTACTCTGAGCCGCTGATCAAGGTCTACGGTACGGCTGAGGGGAATGTGATGATCGGCGATTCGACGATGATCATCAACAGCTTTACGAATTTGACTTATATTTGTCTGGACTGCGAGGCAAAGATCGCTTACAAGGGATCGAATGGCAGTGCAAGCGATCCGCTGACCCTGCTGGGAACCAGAGTTACCGGAGAATGGGCGAAGATTCCTGAGGGAACCTCGCCTGTTTCGTTTTCTGGAGGAATTACAAAGATTGAGATCACACCGAGATGGAGGTGGATCTAATTGAGCGACATCTATGTCTTTTCCTCGAATGAGGACAATAACGATTATTCGACGATGGGGCTGGTTGGCGCTCTTGAGCCCACCGAGTGCAAGTTTGAAGAAACGGCTAATGGCGACAGCCTCGTCACAATGACTCATCCCATAGACGAGTTCGGAAAGTATACCGCACTTGTTCGGGATAATATTCTCGTGATTCCTGTACCGGTGCGAACCACTCCTGAAATTCAAAATGGCAGCTGTGTCACCACAGTTTGGACTTATAAGGTCAAACCTCTGAACCAGCTTACGAGCAAGAACCAGAGAACGCTCTACAAATCCAGCTCCGGAAGCGGAAAGCGCAAAGTTATGAACGCCGGAGATATAGTGACTGTTGTCTATCAGCCTAAGGATACGGCGAACATTTCCAGATGGAAGGTCAAGTCCAAATACGGCACCGGCTGGATCGATCCGAACGGTTTTGAACTGATCACTGAGCACAAGATCGAGGATAATGCGAACGCCATTCAGGAAGTTCAGAGTCCGTGGATGATTACCGATCAGCTCTTTCGAATCTACGAGGTCGAGCGGGGGCTTGAAAAAGTAACGGTGAGCGCAAGGCATATTACTTATGATCTGCTCTATGACGCAACTCATTACTACTATGGATCGGATCAGGCAGTGAGTCTTCAGACTACGCTTGATAATATTCTCGGAAAGAGCTATGGCTTTCAAACTCGTTTTCATGCTTATACGAATGTAACTAACACCCAAACGGGACTATCCTTTAGAGGAAAGAATG